TTTGGCCCAAGCTCCAACCTCGGCCACTCGGACCGGAAACACTGGCAGCGGGACGGCTCACAACAACATGCAACCAAGTCTGGCCCTGAATTGGATTGTGAAGATTTGACGGAACCAACCGCACAAGACACCCCAACTCCAACCCCTAAACTCGCATCATGCCCGAGCAATTCCTTCATGGCGTCCAAGTAGTCGAAATCACGGATGGACCACGCCCCATCCGCACCGTCAACAGCGCCATCATCGGCCTCGTCGGCACCGCGCCCGATGCCGAGGCTGCTGTTCCTGCATCCGCCAGCATCGGCACCGGCTCGGCTGGCCTGACCTTCGTCGCCAAGACCGCAGGCATCGTCGGCAATGAAATCTCCGTTCGCCTCAAAAACCCCGGCACGAACTCGGCAGCGCTGGCTGTCACTGTTTCCGGCAAGGCGATCACCGTCTCGCTTGCGACCAACAGCAGCGGCGTTGTCACCAGCACTGCCGCGCAGATCAAGACGGCCATCGAAGCCAACACCGACGCGAATGCGCTCGTTGAAGTCTCTGGTGCTGATGATGGCGACGGCACTCCTGGCGGCTCTTCCATCGGCACCGGCGTTGTGACGCCTTCCGCGACCACCCGCCTGCAAGGCGGCCTCGACGAGTCCTTCCCGCTCGACACACCTTACCGCGTGGCTGCCAGCCGTGCGGAGGCTGCTCGCGCTGGCCTGACTGGCACCATCCCGGCCGCCCTCGACGACATCCTCGATCAAGTCGGGGCCGTGATCGTCGTCGTGCGCGTCGAAGCCGACGAAGACGCCGAAGTCGCAAAGGCTAACATCATCGCTGGCGTCGAGAAGCTGCTCGACAGCGAGAGCGTGACCGGCCTCGTGCCGCGCATCCTCATCGCTCCCGAGTTCTCCAACGAGAAGACTGTCGCTGACGCTCTCGTGAGCGCTGCTAACAAGCTCCGCGCCTTCGCTTTCGCCGATGGCCCGAACAGCACCGACGCCGCCGCGATCAATTACGCGACGCAATTCGGAAGCGACCGACTCGCCATCATCGACCCGTGGCTCGTGAAGGATGGCGTCAATCACGCACCGTCCGCGGCATGGGCTGGAGCTACCGCAAAGTCCGACTACGAGCGCGGATTCTGGTGGTCGCCCTCCAATCTCGAAATCCTCGGCTTCACCGGCACGGCTCGCGCTGTCGGCTTCCGTCTTGGCGACGTGACCAGCCCGGCAAACCTGCTGAACGAGGCCAACATCACGACGATCATCAAGCAGAACGGGAATCGCCTGTGGGGCAACCGCACGACCAGCGCCGATCCGAAGTTCGCTTTCATCTCCGTTCGTCGCACTGCCGACCTCATCAACGACAGCATCTTGCGTGCTCACCTGTGGGCCGTGGATCGCAACATCTCGCGGACCTACCTCGAGGACGTGACCGAATCCGTCAACGCCTACATCAAGACGCTGACGAACCTCGGGGCCGTGCTCGGCGGCAAGTGCTGGCCTGACCCTGACCTCAACAGCCCGGCAAACATCTCGCAGGGCAAAGTTTACTTCAATTTCGAGTTCACGCCGCCTTACCCGGCTGAAAACGTGATCTTCCGCTCGATCCTCGTGAATGACTACATCACAGAAATCCTCGCCTAATCATCAACTCTCACCACCTGACCGATCATGGCCGCCGCCGCTCAAATCCGCAAAAACTTCAACCTGTTCCTCGATGGTTTCGGCTACGCCGGAAACGTTGAAGAGTATCAGCCTCCAACGCTCGCCGTCCAAGTTGAGGACTTCCGCGCTGGCGGCATGGATACCAGCGTCGCGCTCGACATGGGCCAGGAGAAGCTCGAAGCGACCTTCAAGCTGTCGAAGATCACCGCCGACGCTCTTCGCCTTTGGGGTGTCGGCCAAGGCCAGACGTTCAGCCTCGTCGTCCGTGGCGCTCTCGAAGACCTCGACGGCACCGTGAAAGCCGAAGTCTTCACTCAGCGCGGCACGATCCGCAGCATCGAGCACGACGCTATCACTTCAGGCGCGAAGTCGGCTGTGACGCTCACGATGGACATTCGCGAATACGCCTACGACATCGACGGCCTTCGCGTCCACGACATCGACGTTCTGAACATGAAGCGCATCGTCAACGGCGTGGATCGCCTCGCTGCTCAACGTGCTGCTATCGGCCTGTAATCTGCCATGACAAAGATCACCCTCGAACACCCGATCAAGATCGACGGCGCGACCGTCAACGAGATCACGCTGCGACGCCCGACCGTAAAAGACATGCGCGTCGCTCGCAACAGCGGCAAGAGCGACGCCGATCAGGAAATCACGCTCATCGCCAACCTCGCGCAGATCACGCCTGCCGATGTGGACAGCCTCGACATCGCCGACTTCGTGAAGGTCCAGAAAGTGCTGCAAGGTTTTTTTGGCTTGAGCGAGACGACTGCATGAGGGCGGTCCTCGCTCTCGCGAATTACACCGGCTGGCCGCTGTCTGAAATCGACCTGATGCCCACTGATGAGTTTGTGGAGTGGGTGACTAAAATCCCAACTCCGAACCGCCGTGGCTAACCGAAACATCTCTGCAACCGTCCAGATCGGCGCGACCATGTCGTCGTCGGTCGGCAGTGTTTTCGGTGGCATCACTCGCAAGGTCAACGACCTCGGGGCCAGCCTCTCGAAGCTCAAGCGCCAGTCTGCCGACATCGGCCGCCTCCAGTCCGCGCAAAGCCGCCTCGCCGACGCACAAAGCAAAGGCAATGCCGCGGCTGTCGCTCGCTACTCGGCGCAGATCGAGAAGCTATCGAGCTCGCTCCGCGCTGCTGGCGTGGACACGTCCAGGCTGTCGCAGGAACAGGCCCGGCTTGCCTCGCAGATCGGACGCACTGAATCGCAGCTCGGGCGCATGACGCGACTCAGCGGCGCGTGGAGCGGCTTCAAGTCGAACCTCCTGAACGTCGGCGATGCTTTCGGCCGCGTGAAGGCGAACGTTACCGGGCTGGCGACGAAGCTCGGCGTGCTCGGCACCGCGGCTGGCTATCTGTTTAAAACACAATTACTCGACACCGCTGCCGAGTTCGAGCGCCTGCAGACGATCCTCAAAACGCTCGAAGGCGGCGACGTGAACAAGGCCAAGCAGGCTTTCGGCTGGATCAACGACTTTGCGGCCAAGACGCCCTACGACCTCAAGACCGTCACAGAGGCCTTCGTCCGCCTCCGCGCCTACGGCATCGACCCCATCAAGGGCGACACCCTCCGCTCGCTCGGCGACACCGCCTCGGCGATGGGGAAATCTGTCATGGATGCCGTCGAGGCCATCGCCGACGCTGTGACGGGCGAGAACGAGCGCCTGAAAGAGTTTGGCATCAAAGCCGCGAAAGAGGGCGGCAAGATCGTTTACAGCTACACCGACAAGGCCGGGAAGCAGCGCCAGAAGGCCGTTGACGCTTCAAACCGCGAGATGATCCGCAGCACGCTCGTTGCCATCTGGAACGAGAAATATGCGGGCGCCATGGAACAGCAGTCTCGCACCTGGCAAGGCATGATGAGCAACCTCGGCGACCAGTGGACACGGTTCACCGCTCGCGTGATGGCGTCCGGTGTCTTCGATTGGATGAAGGGCAAGCTCGGCGGCTTGCTCGATGAGCTGAACAAGGCTGCCGAAGATGGCCGCCTTCAAATGTGGGCCGAGCAGACCGGGGCAGCCATCAAAGAGTTCTTCGTCAACGCGTGGGAACTGGGGAAGTCCATCCGCGACGTGGCTGTCGCGTCTGCCGAGTTCGTCGGTGGCTGGAAAAACCTCGGCATCATCCTCGGGGCCGTCGCTCTGGCGCCAACCATTGCCAGCATCGTGCAGCTCGGCATCGCCATCGGTGGCGTGCTTGGGCCGTGGGGACTGCTGGCCGCTGCTGTGATCGCTGTCGGAACAGCGCTCTATAAGTTCAGAAACGAAATCATCGCGTGGCTGGACAAGCAACCCGCGTGGCTTTCTGGCATCCTCAAGATCATGTCGCCGCTCGCGACGATGATTGTTTATTGGGATCAAGTCAGCGCCGCGCTGGTGAAGTTCAAAGACACCATCGGCAGCGCGATTGATTGGGCAATCCAGAAAATCGACGCGCTGTTCGCGAAGCTGAAAGAGCTTTCGAGCATGTCGATCGGCGGATTCTCCATCGGCGACGTGACGAGCAAAATGCTCGATTACAACCCATTAACCGGACCGGCTCGATTCCTTCAACAGCAGATCATGCCAGAACAGTCGATGCCTCAAGTCTCCAACTCGTCGCTCAAGCAGGACATTCAGATCAACGTCACCGCGCCGTCGTCAGATCCTCAAGCTGTCGGACAGGCCGTGAAGTCGGCGATCAAAGAAGCGCCGCTCTACGACTCAACCTCACCCCTCGGACCACGATGAACGGCTTTATGATGATCCTCGGCGGCTTCCCGTTCATGCTGGAAACCCTGCCGTTCCAAGAACTCGCACGGCAGACCGGCTGGAACTGGCCCGAGCAAGCTCTCATCGGCACGACGCCAGCGCTTCAATTCACCGGCAAGCAGGCCGAGAATGTCACGCTGTCGGGCATGCTCTGCCCGGAACTGACCGGCGACCGTAGCAGCCTCGAAGCGCTGCGATTGCTCGGCGACCTCGGCAAGCCGCTGCCGCTCGTTTCGGGCACGGGGCTCTTCATGGGCCTGTGGGTGATCGAGAGCGTCGAGCAGGGTGAAGACGTGCATTTCAGAGATGGCACGCCGCGCCGGATGACGTTCAACCTCCAGCTCAAAAAATACGGCGACATGATGAGTGCTCTCGGCTCGGCTGTCGGCGGCATCTCGCGCATCGCTCAACTTTTTGGAT